ACATTAGAACTTAATAGCCAAAGGCATACAAAAGAAGTTTATAACCTTAACGGAAAATGCAATACATTAACTTGTGTTAGTGGTGGTTATCAGGAAAAGAAAGTATATCAAGAAGGCAGATGCAGAAAGTTGCTTCCTGTTGAATATGAAAGACTTCAAACATTGCCTGATGGCTACACAGAAGGTATTGCAGATTCAAAAAGATATACAACAATCGGCAATGGATGGACAGTTGATGTAATTGCACACATCTTTTCATTCTTGCCTGATGAATATAAAAAATAGGTTGAAACACCTTGGTAAAGCCAAAAAGAAACATACACAAAGATGGCACTATAAAATATATCACAAATACTTATTGTAAGCCATTTTAAGCCCTGCCTGAAACATGGCAGGGGGAAAGGGGGCAATATGGCTTGGAACAAAAAATCTAAATATAAGAATAAAAAAGTTGAAATAGATGGAATTACTTTTGATTCCAAAAGAGAAGCGAGCAGATACCAAGAATTAAGACTACTTGCAAAAGCATCTGCAATTCAGGATTTATGCAGGCAAGTCAAGTTTGTTCTTATCCCTGCACAGTATGCTGTGGTTGATGGAAAAAGGAAATGCATTGAACGTGAATGTTCTTATATAGCAGATTTCACATATTGGGATGTAGACAATCAGGAATTGATTGTTGAAGATACAAAAGGCTTTAAAACAAAGGACTACATAATCAAAAGAAAATTAATGCTTCATGTTCATGGCATCAGAATCAGTGAGGTGTAAATATGAGTAAATCAAAAGAAATTCAGACAACAAGTGATTTAGTAAAAAAGATTCTTACAGAGGATAAAAGAGCAAGGAACAGTGACATATATTTGTATATCAAAGTGTGCGAAACACTCAATCCTGAAGCACTTAAACAACCTTTTATGGAAGTACATACACACTTGAAAGATTATGGCATTCCACCTATAGAAACTGTAGGCAGATGCAGAAGGAAAATCACAAGGGCATTTCCTGAACTAGCAGGGAATAATGCTGTTGAAGAACAAAGGATGCTTAATGAAGAAGCTTTCAGAGAATATGCAAGGCAGGTGAATGTGTAATGAATAAAATGCAGCAACAAATAAAAAAAGCAAAAAACAAAGGGTTATCCCCTTTGGAACTTGCACAGATGAAAGCTATTGCTAAAAAACACGCAGAAGCAATGGAACAGGAAGCAACCGAAAGGGCATTTTTATATATGTTGTCAATTCCATTAATCATATTATTTGAAGATTACTGGAAGAAAACAGCCAAGAAGAAAGCACCTAAATTTATTGAGGATGTGGCTTCACTGTATGAATCGGTTCAAATGGGTGTTGTAACAGAACAACAGCTTGCAGATTCCTTGTATGAATTAGCAGGTGTCAAGATAGAAGCAGAATGGTTAGAAAGAAGGTGTGGAACTAATGAACAATGTGAATCAGGGCAACAGTAAAAACAAAGAAATACTTGATTTCATAGTATCTTACATAAAAGAAAATGGTTATCCACCTGTAGTCAGGGAAATTGGGGATGGTGTGAATCTGAAAAGCACATCAGCAGTGCATTCACATCTGATGCAGATGAATAAAGAAGGTTCGATTGAAACGAATGGAAAACCAAGGGCAATAAAAGTCATAGGGTATGAGTTCAGGAAGATAGGACAAGAAGAACAGGTGGCAAAGAAAGTTGCACGATTTAACCAAGGTGCAACAGGTACATGGGGAATATGCCCTTCATGTGGAACAAATGACATTGAAAAACCTGAAAATTACTGTCATAAATGTGGAACAAAGCTTGATTGGGATAGATAAAAAGAAGGGAGTGTATAAGATGCCTGATAAAACAATTAAGGTTGCAGATTTAAAAGCCACTATGCTTGATAGTCTAATAGAAACATACTTAACTGTTGATGATAATGAAGTTATGGTTGAGCTTTTGCTTAATCAGATTTCAAATTATATTGATCTGTTATCAAATAAAAACCTAAAGGAAGCAGGTGAAGGCTATGGGAGTGAAAAGGATAGTTGATACATCTTTTTGGACAGATAACAAGGTGGATGATTTCAGCCCTGAAGATAAATATTTCATGCTTTATCTTCTGTCAAATCCATTCACAACACAACTTGGAATCTATGAAATAAGTGTAAAACAAGCAGCTTTTCAAATGGGTTATTCAGAAGATGCCTTCAATGTTCTTCTTGATAGGTTTGAAAAGAAATATAAAATCATAATCTATTCAAAAGAAACCAAGGAAATTGCAATCAAAAACTTTTTGCGACATTCAATCATGAAGGGTGGAAAGCCTGTTGAAGATTGTATCAAAAAGGAAATGTCAAAGGTTAAAAACAGAAGGCTTATAGGTCAAGTATTCAATTACATAAAAGATAAAGATGATCTGAATGAAACAGTTAAGAAGATTATTAATGAATATGAAATTGATAATGAGAATGACAATGACAATGACAATGACAATGAAGTATCGTGGTACGATTCGTATAACGAATCTTCGTTCATACAAAGTGAAACTAAGCCTAAGAAAAATAAACCTGTTAAACACAAATATGGTGAATATAACAATGTTCTTTTAACTGATGAAGAGTTGAAAAAACTAAAAACTGAATATTCAGATTATGAAGAACGTATTGAAAGATTATCTTCTTATGTTGCATCTACAGGCAAGAAGTATAAAAGCCATTATGCAACTATAAGGAATTGGGCTAGAAAAGACAATGAAGTCAAGCCTATAAGACAGACATACAAACAGCAGACCAAAGCTGATGAATTAAATGATTTCTACAGAATGGCTGCAGAATTTGGTGAAGGGGGAAATTAATATGACTAAACAGGAATTTGCAACATTTGCAATGGCATTAAGAACCTATTACCCAAAAGAAAACATCCTGCCAAATCAACAGGCAATGGAACTTTGGTATAGAGAGGTTTGTGATATTCCATACAATGTTGCTGAAGCAGCACTTAGAAAATGGGTAGTGAACAATAAATGGTCACCATCCATTGCAGACATAAGGGAAATGACAAGCACAGTGACACAAGGTGAGATTCCTGATTGGGGTGAAGCCTGGAACACAGTGTGCAGTGCAATAAGAACTTATGGATCATACAAGATACAAGAAGCAATGGAAAGCTTTGATGAACTTACATATAAGGCAGTGCAAAGATTAGGCTTCAGGAATTTATGCATGAGTGAGAATGTATCGGCAGACAGGGCAAATTTCAGGATGATATATGAACAGCTTGCAGAACGTAAAAGAAAAGAAGGCAATATGCCACCACAGTTGCAAGGACTTATTCAGGGCATTCTTGAAAGCAATAATCAATTAAGAATAGAACAGGGGGAAGAACAGTGACAGATGTAATCAAACTATTTGATGATGTAAGCAGAGCCTCAAAAGGCATAGATGAGAGATTGCGAGAAACAGAACGCAAGCTGAAAGAACTTGAGGAACGTGTCAAAGGGAAAGAGGTGGCAAAGTATGACAATAGATGAAGCAATAAGCAAGTATAGAAACAGGGTAGAGCAATATAAAGATTGGGATAATTTAAAAGATATTGCAGAAGAACACGAACAGCTTGCAGAGTGGTTGGAAGAGTTGAAAATATACAAAGAATGCAACATTTCTAAAACTAATTTTTCAAAAGGCTACACCAAGGCTATTGATGATTTTGCTGAGCAGTATAAGAAATCAAATGTCGTACCACAGGTCTATGAAAGAATTTTTAGAATGGTTCAACTTGGGGAAGATGATTTTGGTTCGGTTGCAATGGATATTGACAAACTATATTGTGATTTAGCTGACAAAGTTGCAGAACAGTTAAAGGCAGGTGGGGTTGAATGATAATGGATGATGAACATTATGATTATCTGATGAAGAAGAGAAAATCAGTATTAGAGAAATTACAGCCAATGTGTGATGCGTTTGGATATGATTGTGATTATGTTATCAATCGGAATTACGGACAAACAGAAACACTTGTCATAAATGGAACTAAGATAGGATGCACAGGCAATAGTGAATCTGCTATCATTCGTGAATTTATAGGTTATCTGTTTATAAAGATATGGTGCTATGACAGGGCATTTCCATTTAGAACACAGATTATGAATTGTGTTAAGAAGTATTGGTTGAATTAAAGGAAGGGGTGCAGACAATGAGTAAATATAATTCAGGAGATAAATTTGTTATTGAGGTAGAAACAGCATTTGGGCTTATGGGTGGTGATCCACTTTATACAATAAAAGGATTCAATGCATTGGTGTTTGATGATTATGGGTTGGATAAGTTGCAGAAGTATGATGAGGTCAAAGAAAGACTAGAACTGATAGATGAATTGAAACAGGCTGAATACAACAGGGGCTTAAAGGATGCTTGGGAGTTAGTTGAGAAGATATTTGAAATGCCAATAGATGAAAGAGAAATGGCATTAAGTATTGACGAACATTATCTTGAAGATATTTTAGTAAGACTTACACCACAAGAAGCACTCAAAAGACTAGAAGCCTATGAGGAAAGCAAGGCAATTAAGGTTGGGGATGTGGTAACGTGCTTCAATGATTACAAGGGTGTTGTTCTTGATCGTATCAGTGAACAGATAGATGTATTTACTGAAAATGGATGTGTTGAATGTTTGGTAACTAATGATGTAAAGAAAACCAATAAGCATCTTGACATAGAGCATCTTCTTGAACAGATAAGGGGGGAATAAACATTGGATGCAAAGAAATATCTTGAACAATATGAAAAGATAGA